CCCGAGTTAGTCCCGACAAGGATGTCACAGCCCAACGGCAACCAATCCCAATTGGGAGCGGTCGCCCACTTCGTGTTGTAGGAAACAGTCTTATGCCTAAGACTTATCCATCCAACACCGTCCTTACCGGTCCTAATGTAGCCTCTAAGGAACGCTTGTAATAACCCCTCCGGGTTATACAGACGCGCCTTAGACCTCTTTGGAACGCGGATGTCGCAATCACTTATCTTCAAACGAGAAGGACGAGCCTGTTCTTTCCTATAAAGGAAATTACCGGACTCAGATCTCTTCGGATGAAGAACAAGGTCAAGCGGCACACGTATTCCACTATCATTGTCCTCCCATGGGGGTACCGGTTGGTACCTCACGGTAGAACGAAGATAGCCTACGGTCCTAGAAAGCGGTATTCCCGTTTTCGCAGACCAAAGATTGAGGCCGTTAATGGCTACATAACGATCTTGCATAGTTTGAAGAGACTTAAGATAGACTCCTCGAACATCGCGACCTTTATACCAGTCACGACCGCAAGATTCGCGAAAGGGTCCCTCAACGAAGGACTTCTGCTGATTGACCGAGAAACCGAGCAGTTCAAGGAGACGAATTACCTGCCTGGTAATACCAGTTTTGCAGATAATGTCATCCCCAAAGACTGCAAAGTTCCCGAGTCTACGCCCCCAAGGTTTGTCAAGTTCTTGACGAACCAAGGAAGACGCAGCAGAAACGACCGAAGCAAAGAGAATGGTTTCTAAGGGAAAAGTATAACCGTTTCCCATCGTAGAAATCATCTCAAGCTTCACTTGTTCACCCTTATACTCTGCAAATGGAGAACGAAATCTAAGAAACCAGTTTAATACTGGCTTCGGTAAGACTTCGCGCAACATAGGCAGAGAAAGGGAATCGGATGCCGAAGATAGGTCGATTGTCGAAAAAGACCCATCTAGACTACCGATACGAGCAAGTTCTCTGTTCTTATCTGGTTGACGCTCTAAGGAGATTCCGAAGAAGCTCTCTAGACGTCGTTCCAGGATAGCACCTAGCCCTAACTGAAAATACATATTCAGGTTTGGTTCGATTGCTATCAAACGAGAGATGTCGTCACTTTTCGGGACGAAGTGGAGTTGGCTACCCTCAACTATCTGGCAGTCCCCATAATGGTTAGCGCGGAATTCCTCCGCAGCGAACCACGACGGGTCGCTGGATAGATAGTCGCTGTACAAACTGTACAGACCAGAGGAAGTAACAGAGAGTGGAGAGTCAAATAACTTCGTATAGAAGTCATTTCCTCGTGCCAATCTCGATGCACCTGGTCCAGTCCTACCAGCATCAAGGATCTGATGTTGGTTCTGGATCAAA